GCCTCGATCAGCTTCTTCGCCTTGGCGCGCAGGCGCTTGGCCTGCGGATAGGAGATGCCCGTCTGCACGACGATCTGGTTGTTGGTGGCGCCGCGCGCGACCAGCTCGGTCGCGACCATCAGGCGGATGGTGTGGCTCGCCGTCGGGAACACGCAGTTGGCGCCGCCTGCCAGCTTCATCACCGCATCGGCGGCCTTGACGCCGACTGCCTGGATTAGCGGGTGGTTCGGCGCTGCCGTCTTCGGAACGTAGACGCGCCGGCCACGATAGAATTTCGCGAGCTTGATCGTGGCCTCAATGCCGGCCGCGTCCGCCACAGCCTTGAGCAGCTGCGGCATGTAAGGCGCGCGTTCCTTCGGCTCGCTCATCCGATGCCGACCTTCGCCTGCTCGGCCTTCAAGCGTGACAGCTCCGTCTTCAAGCGAGTGATTTCATTGTCCATGTGGATGATCGAGCTGCGAGCCATCGAATGGATGCGATAGATGTCGTCACGCGAGGGCCATGGCCACGCCTCGGCCGCCGCGCGCCATTCCGCCCGCAACTCGTCAGGCAGGGGAAGCCCGCGCCCCCAGTTCATGCGGTTCTCCGTTTGCGGAGATCGCCGCGGATCATCTTGCCGAGGCGCTTGGCGAGCAGATCGAGGTCGCGCTGGCTGGCGGTGTCTATCGTGCCGCCTGGGCGATGCTGGATGGCGGTGACGAGGAAGCCGTCGATCGCGCCCTCGGCCGCCGAGACACGCCCAAAGCCGATCAGCATCTTCCACTGCGCGCGCACGAGGCGGCGGCGAGCTTCCATGCCGCCCGCATCGTTCGCCGGCACCACGAAGCCGCCCGCGCGCTCCAGCATCGGCTTCAGCGCCTCGGTGATCTTGTTGGCGTCGTCAGGGCCGATGAAGCGCAGCAGCTGCTTGCCGGTCTGGCGTTCGACGAAGGCGTCGAGCGCGGCATCGCTGCCGTTGTCGATCACGCCGAGATTGTAAGCCGCGATCCACAACGCCAGCACTTTGCGGGCATAAGCATTGTTCACCTTTTGCTTCACGTGAAACGGCTGGAACCCCTTGATCGCCGCGTCCAGCCCTGCCGCGTCGAGATCCGCCGCACTGCGCTTGCCCGTGATCTGCTCCAGCTTGTCGCGATAGGTATCGTCGTCGAGCCGCAGCGCGCGGCGCAGCCCCTGCAGACGGCCGATCTTCTCGTTGCGGATGGCGGTCGCAGTGCTCATGCGGCGGCAATCTTGCGGGCGAGGAACACGCCGGTGAGCGCAACGACGCGATCGCAGGTGTCGTCGATATCGCTCTTGCCGAACGACGCCGTCTCCGCGCGCGCGTTGTAGTGGGCGACGAGATCGGCGCGCTCGACGCCGACGCAGGCGGCGAGTTCGAGGACGGCACGGTGCAGCGCGCTCGCCGCCTCGCGCGCATCGGTGGGCAGGCGGCCTTCATCTTCGACTTGCATGATCTGTTGTCCGTGGAAATTGGCGAGGCGGATGAAGGACTGCTGCAGCGTGGCGCGGCGCTCGCCCTTCACCGTGTTCAGCAGCGGCGCGACCAGGAACAGGACGTGTTGCAGCTCGCGCTGCAGCGAAGCGTCATTGCTCGGCATGGGCGGGCTCCAGGATGGTCATGCGCAGCGCCTTGCCGACGCCCGTGCATTCGAGATGGCCCTTCGCCTCCAGCCCGTGCACCAGGCGCGAGATGATCGCCTTGCTGCGGACGCCGAGCGGTTCGAGCAGCTCATCGTATTGCGGCGTCGATCCGTGGGCGGCGAGGTGTGCCGAGATCGCGCGCTTGGCGGCGCGCTCGCGCCGCGTCAGCTCCATGCGATGCGGCGCGCGGCCGACGCGCACCACCAGCGCCAAGGTGCAGAACGGGCACTGCATCAGAACGGAAGTGGCGGCCAGCGCACCGCCGCACTTCGGACAGCGGAGCGGCGTCATTCTTCGTCCTCCGGCTCCGCGATCTCAGCTCCGAACGGGGCGACGTAGAACTTCTCACCGCCGTCAACGATGCGGACACCGTCGATCAGCTTCGCCTGGTCGGGTTCGAGCAGCATCTTCGCTTTGCTCGGCGAATATTTGAGAGTGAGGAAGCGGCGCATGCCCGAGGCTTTGATCGCCTCGATGATGTCGTCGATCTTCTTACCCTTGGCCCATTTCACCGAGGCCGGCTGATCGCGCCAGAACACATGTCCGGCCGGCAGTTCGACCGTCTTGGTCTTGCCTTCCTCGGTCAGCTTTGCGCGGTTGGTCGATGCCCACGCCTCCAGCTTCTTGAAGGCGGTCGTAAGGCTGGCCTTATGCGGCTGTGCGAGCGCTTCGTAGTCGGCCTTCACCTGTGCGAGCGCCGTGTTCATCTCGGCTTCCAGACGCGCGATGCTGTTGAACGCATCGCAGTAGCCGGTCATCGCGACGTTGGCCTCGTCCATGTTCTGCGGCACCGTCAGGGCTGGTGCGCTCGCCACAGATTTCTTCTTCACCGCCATGATGTTCTCCCGGTTGAGTTGGTAGTGGTGGCGACGTGGTCGCCGAGGTTGAGATCGAACGCGGTTGCCGGTTCGCGATGGCGGGCGCGCCATGCGCGCGACATGTGCCAGGCGAAGAAGGCCAGCAGACCGAGGAAGATGGCGGCGATCACCAGCAGCAGGATCATGTCTCGCTCCCGATGAACGGCTGCACTGCGGCTTCGAGCGCGTCCGACAGCGCGCGCACTTCCGAGCGCGGCCTGCCGCTATGGATGGCCGCGATCAGATCCGCAGCGGCGAAGGTGACGGTGCCCATCGCGCACATGAGGAAGCAGAGCGCGCGGTATTCTTCGACGCTGTATCGCGTCTGCTCGCGCGTGCCGTTGGCTGTCGCGATTTTCGCAGCCATCAGCATCAGGGCCAGCGGGTTGGCGGTGTCGATGCGGCCGGGCTTCACGGCCTTTGTCTCCCGCTTGGCAACCGGGGTCCCGATATCGGTTGCGGATGTGTCGGGGTGGCGATGTTCGGTCATGCGCCACCTACGAAGTTCGGGCAGCTCGGGCACGTGGTCACGAAGCGCGCGCGCAGCGGGCTGCACGTCGCGAACTTGGCCTTCTGGTTCTTGGCGCAGACCTCGCGCGGCATCTCACCGCCGATGACAGGGCAGTCGACGACCGCCTTGAGCAGCACGCCGCGCACGACGGCCTCGATCGGCGCCAGCTTGCCGGGATAGGTCTTGCCGATGACGGCCGAGATCACGCTGGGTCCGCTGAACTTCAGGCGCGCGTTCAGCGTCGTCTGATTGCCGCCCTTGCCCAGCTCGGTATCCAGGGCGCGCGCGAGAGCGGTCACCCAGTCCGGCAAGGCATTGCCCCAGCGCTCCTGGGCGCGCTCGACATAGGAGCCGCCATCCTTCGGGCCGTGCTGTTTCTTCGTCGTCATGCCGCTTTCCGTTTCTTGTGTTCGAGACCGTTGCCGCCGTGGATGAGGACGTTGCTCGCGCCGCCGGCGGCGTCGATCAGCCGGAGGCCGTGTCTGGTGATGTTGAAGAAGGCGCCGCGCTGCTCGATCAGCTCATCGGCGATGTGCGCGGTCAGTGCCGCATCGAGATCGGCGTCGGGCGTGCGCAGAAAGTGTTGCGCGATCTCACCGCGGCATAGCCACGTCGTCTCGAACATCGCGAGAATGGCGAGGCTGTCGCGCTCGATCTTCGTAAAGGGCCGCTTGCTCACGACGCCCTCGCGAACAGGTCGCCAACCGCGGCTTGCTTGCGCACCTCGTGTGCGCAGGCATCGATCAGATGGCCGATCTCCCAGAAGTTGGCGTACTCCCGGTCGGGCAACTGGATGCCGAGCCGTTCTTCCAGCGGTGCCTTAAACCCGGCCCAATGGGTTTCCAGCTCCCAGAACGACAGATCGGGATCGGTGATGTTGGTGCCGAGGTACTTGCTCACCTCATTAAGGACGGCAACGGCCACGGGATCAGAAGCAGGGGTACGCATCGGCGTGCCTTTCGATCGAATGTGAAAGGGGGTGCGTGGGCTGCCCCGCGTTGACGTGCGCGACCGCGGCCGACGCCGCCTTCACGAAGGGCTCCTGCGCGTCTCCCATGCAGCGGGCGCCGGCTGTCTCCTGAAGCACCAGCCACGTGTCTTTGACGGCGCGCTTCATCGCGAGCGGCACAAGCCGCCAGTGGCGCCAGCACATCAGCTGGCCCGGTGCCTTCTTCCGGCCGCAGCAATCGACCGGACACGCTTCGAACCGCCCGATCATGCGTGCATCCTCTTTGCAGGGCCGCCGACAACCGTGTTGATCTCATGCTCGGCGCGGACCGCTGCCTGGAGCAATGCGAGATGCGCAAGCTGGCAATCTCTGCAGTGCGGTGCGGGGATCGCCTTCTGTACGCGCCGCTGCACGGTGCGCAGAATGCTGGCGGCGATATGGATCAGATCGAGTTCGGTGTAGCCAATCTCGGCGAACCTGATGTCGATGCCTGCGCCCGATCGCTCGGCGCGCGGCGTGTGAGACATCGCGAGAAGGAAGGCGCGCTCTTTCTTCGTGCCGATGGTCGATGCCAGCAGCTTCACCATCTTGACGGTCTCGGCTGCGTTGTCTTCGCAGACGACCGCTTCATCGGTAACGCTCACGGGCGCTTCTCCTTCTTCGCGAACGGAACGGTGGTGCGGCTGTTGGGATCGAAGACGCCGCCTTCGCCGGTGGTGGTGATGATCGGTGTCTCGACGCCGAGATCGCGGACCAGGGCGAAGCGAACAAAGCCGCGCGATGTCGGCGCATTACCCGGTGCGCGCTGCTTCATCGTCGTGACGATGCCGGCGCGGCGCAGGCCCTTCAGGTAGGCGCGGCTGTTCGCGATAACCTTAACGCTGTCGTCGCTCTTGCCGCTGACGTGCTCGGCAATCTCGGCCAGGGTGAACTTGTTGCCCGATACCCGGCTTTGGCGCAGCAAACGCCACACCTTTGCGCGCAGCGTTCCATCCTGCGGCCGCATCCACTTTGCGGCATCAGTGCCGGGCTCGATCTTCCTGCCGCGGGCGATGAACTCACGCGCCGCCTTCGTCGCGCGAAACTGTCCGCCGATCGCGCGCTCGACGAACTTGCGGCGGCCGAGCTTGCCGATCGATGCGAGCGTCTGGCTGCGCTGTGTGCGTGACGCGCTTTCACCATGCAACGCGCAGCAAATGGCGTCGGGCGACATCGCGTCTTCCGTGCCGGCGAGCAGCTTCAGGACGGCCTGCTGGTCAGCCATCGGCGCGCTCCGCCACTTCGTGCGTCGCGTAGACGCGCACGTTGACGTTCATCCGGGTGGTGATCACGTGCGCGTCGGTCATCCCCTTGAGGCAGCCGCGCAGCACACGCAGATCGAGATCGTCCGGCGCGCCGTGCCCGAGCCACGACATGATCGCGCGCTCGGACAGCCAGCGGTTCGACTTCTTTAGAACCGCCAGCACGTTTTCGCGGGAGATCGGCAAGCTAGCCATTGGCCACCGCCGCGAGCTGGCGCGCACGATCTTCATTGATCAGCGGCCGGTTGCCGAAGTCTTCGAGGCTGACCTTCTCCGTGCG